ATTTGCAGGCACCAATGAAGGCTTCAATGAAGTCTGGTGGTTCTACTGCTCGGCTAACAGCACGGTAATTGACAAGTACGTCATCTACAATTACGTTGAAAAAATCTGGTACTACGGCACTATGTCACGTACGGCTTGGTTAGATTCTGGTTTGCAGTCATACCCAATTGCGGCAAACTATTTTACGGATACGTCCACAGGTAATCTGATTAACCATGAGACAGGTTTGAATGACAATACAACCGGCACCGCTGTTGCAATTGATGCTTACATTAGCTCGTCTGAGTTTGACATTGGTGACGGCCATAACTTTGGGTTTGTGTGGCGTGTATTACCTGACTTGACCTTTGAGAACGCTACAAGCACCCCCGCTGGTGCTTTACCGGCAGTAGCAATGACCCTGCAAGGGCTGGCTAACTCTGGCTCTGGGGTTACAAGTACAGCTTCACAGCCGGTATCTAAGAGCAGTACATACGTCATTACAGAACAGTTTACTGGGCAGATATACACCCGCATGCGTGGTCGCCAGATGATCTTTAAGATTAGCTCAAACCAAGTTAACACTTGCTGGCAACTGGGCGCACCCCGTATTGACATTAGAGCGGATGGCAGGCGCTAATGGCTGAACTAAACGCAGTCCCACCTAGCCTACCACTGGCTCCAAGAGAGTACGAGGCTCGCTACTTTAGCCAGTTAAGCAATGTTTTGCGTCTGTATTTTAATCAACTGTCCAACCCCGGTGATATGGGCGGGACAACGTTAAATTTAAACCTTGCTACACTGCCCACTGATGCCGACTTGCCTAACTTGAGGCTTGGCGATGTGTACCGAGACACACAAGACGGTGTACAGGATACCAGTCAAATGCTTCGCATAAAGACGTCAACATGATATTATCGACCAACCCCCATTTTGAGAGGCAAAAATGAGCCTGCATAAGTTTGCCGAACAAGTAGCATCGCAAGGCCGCGGTGACGACTCGTTACTTGTACACATGACTCCGGACGAAGTCCGGAACCTACAACGCTTTGCCCAAGCTAACGGCACTACGCTGACCATCAATCCTACTACGGGTTTACCCGAAGCGGGTCTTTTGTCTGACCTGTTCAAAGCAGTTGCCCCTATTGCGCTTGGCGCGTTCCTTGGCCCTGCTGGATTGGGCATGTCTTCCATGATGGCTGGGGTTGCCACAGGAGGTATTACAACGCTAGCTACCGGCAGTTTGTCTCGCGGCCTCATGGCCGGATTGGGTGCGTATGGTGGAGCGGGTCTAGGCGAAAGCTTTATGACTGCTGGCGGGGGGATGAGTGCGGCCAACGCTGCAACAACGGCACAACAACAGTTGAGCGGGGCAAATTTAGCGTTGGGCGAAGCTATGCCTGCGCAAGCAGCAGAGCAGTTTACAAAAGACGCCGTTGCGCGTATGACACCTTCTGGAGCAGTTTCGGCTGGTTTTAATAAAGCTCTAGCAAACCCAATGGATTTTGCAAAGGCCAATCTCGGCAACATTGGTTACGCGGCGGCGCCTATTTTGGCTGGCGCTATGGTTCCCACAACCACTAAAATGCCAGACCCAAAAGACACTGGTTACATCCGGCAGTTTGCCTACAACATTAACCCAGATACAGGCAGGCCTGACCCTCTGTATGGCATGCGAGCCATGACGCCCGTTAAAGCCAGTGAGTTTGGAAACAAATCATTCCAAGGCCAGCGAGATCTGTTCTACCAACAAAATCAAAATCAAAATCAAAATCAGAACCCCTATCAACTTGGCGTTGGTTCTTTAAACCAGCCCCCGCAACAGCAACAAACAACTCCTATGGCTTCGGGCGGTATTGTGGCTTTGGCTGATGGCGGCGTGCCCGGTTACGCTAACGGCATGCTTGTTGGCGACCAAGATGTGTTTAACTACTTCAAAGGGCTTGACCAAGCTAAGTTAGCTTCTGGCGCACTTGACGCACAAATTGCTGCTGACATGCAAAAGTACAACGTAGGCGCTGCGGACATTGGCCGCATTACAGGCACGCAAGCTAACCAAGGCGACTTTGAAAAACGTTTTGTACAGGCGATTAACCCCGGTACTTTAAGTTCTGCTGACTTTTTAGCAAAAACCGCTGATGTAGGTTTAACAGATCAAGCGTTAGCAAACGCTATGAAAAATGCGGGTATGTCTCAAGCTGCGCAGTATGCGGCCACCCATCAATTAAACGACACCGCCGGTATTGTAGGTGCGCCTCAATCAGCACAGGATTTATACAATACATTTGGTTATAAAGCAGGCGACTTAAAAGGCGATACAGGCGGCATAGCAGGTTTGTACACTAACATTAATCAAGTTGCAGGCAGTCTACAAGACCAAATCAATGCAGGAAAGCTAACTGTACAGCAAGCCCAAAACCTTTCACTTGCTGAAATGGAGCGTTTAGGAATTAACCAAGCGGATATTAAAGGAGCAACAGGTAAGAATTTTGCTGATTTATTTACGCCCAAGACAGTTACACCACCTCCACCACCTCCACCACCTCCACTACCAGATCCGTTTGTTAACGTGACTCCTACTGGTTTCTACGGCAACAATACTGGCAATCCGCTTACATCCACGCCCGGTGATATTACTAGAAATCCCGATGGCACAGTCACAGTTCAGCCTAACATTCCCGGTCGTCCAGACGGAGGCTTCACAGGCATGGGGCAGGTTAGAGATGCATACACCGCCGGTGGCGGAAGCTTGGGCTACACAGCTAAAGTGCCTAAAACTGCGGCTGAACACAATGCCATGTATAACAAGCTGACGGATGACTCGTTAGACGCATATAACTTCCTGATGGGCAAGGGTAAGAATTTAACGCAGCGTAAAGCAGAAACCAGAGATAGACCTGTGATGGCGCGGTACGACGAGGCTGTGTTGGGTAAGAAAGCGGCAAAAGTAACAAAACCCGGCACAACCACAGACAAAGTTACAACGGTTGTAGGGAAGCCCGGTAACCCACAATCTTATTTTGATGAAGCGGCATACCTTGCGGCCAACCCCGATGTTGCAGAAGAGCTAAGAACCGGTAAGTCCGTAACAGGCCAGCCTACACAGTTTACGTCTGGCTACCAGCACTACTTGATGTACGGCAAAGCAGGCGGTCGGCCATTTACTGGTGATTACGAAGGCTACTTAACTGCCGCAGCTTTGGCTAACGCCGCTGGTGCAGGCGGTGGTGGAGACGGGCCAACAGGCCCGTCAGGTAATATGGGGAACACTATTTCTGGATTTAATCCTGCTCCCGCGAACCCTAATATCAGTGAAGTAAACATGAGCACAATGAGTCCGGATGCGGCGGCAGCGGCAGCGGCTACGGCGGCAGATAGTGCGGCTGCGTCAGCAGCAAGCGCTACAGGGGATGCCCCCGGCAGTGACGGTTCTCCCGGTTCTGGCGCTAAGCGCGGTGGTTTAATGCCTCGTGGTTACGCCATGGGTGGCGGCCTTGGCTCGTTGGGTTCTTACTCAGACGGTGGCCGTTTGCTCAAAGGCCCCGGTGATGGCGTGTCTGACAGCATCCCTGCAACCATTGGCCGTAAGCAGCAACCCGCACGCCTTGCCGATGGTGAGTTTGTAATCCCTGCACGTATCGTGTCTGAGTTGGGTAACGGCTCAACTGAAGCCGGAGCTAAGAAACTCTACGCCATGATGGATCGTGTACAACGTGCACGGGGTAAGACCACAGGCAAAAATAAAGTGGCGGCTAACTCCCGCGCTGATAAATATCTTCCCGCGTAAGGAATAGATCATGGCTACCAAAGCAACACCATCCTCAATCACAGAATACCAAACAGGTTTTGCGGAGCCAATCCGCCCTTTTGCAGAAACGCTGTTAGGCAAAGCTGAAATACTAACGGATATCGACGAAACCCCCTACATGCAGTACATGCGGGATCGTCAAGCGCAGTTCACGCCTTTACAGCAACAGTCGTTTGAAAACGCAGGGCTCATGCAGACTGCCCCCCAACTGGGTGATGCTACGGCTATGGCGGGTATGGCAGGTCTTGGCGCACTCAATACGCAGTACACGTTTAATCCATACCAGACACAGCAGTTCACGGGAACAAACACACTGCCCGGATACGACGCACAAGGTAAATTTCAGCCCGGCACGGGCTCAGTTGGCCAGTACATGTCTCCGTACATGGACACCGTTGTTGCTCGCCAGCAATCAGACGCACAGCGGCAGGGAGAGATTTCCCGTCAGATGCAGAACGCTCAAGCTGCTCGCTCTGGTGCCTTTGGCGGTAGCGGCAACGTGTTGGCTAACAATCAACTAAACGCTTCTATAATGCGTCAAAAAGGCGACATCCAAGCCAAAGGACTGCAAGACGCCTACACACAGGCTATGGGGCAGTTCAACCAATCCCAAGCGCAGAACTTGGCAGGACAACAATTAAACGCACAACAGCAACAGTTTGGCGCAGGTCTTGGACTTCAAGGTTTACAGACAGCCATGACAGGCGCTAAGTCTCTGGCTGACATTGGTAGCACACAGTACGGACAGAACGTTGGGTTGTTAAATATCCAGAACCAGTTTGGTGGCCAGCAGCAGCAACAGATGCAGAACCAACTGAACACCGAGTACCAAGACTTCTTGAACTACCAGAACTACCCGTACAAGCAACTGGGTTTTATGTCTGACATGATTCGTGGTTTACCTTTGACCCAGCAGTCCTCTGCAATGTACGCACAACCTCCTTCAGCAGTGTCTCAAATGGTAGGTCTTGGCGGTGCGGCATTGACTGGCGCTAAATTGTTTGGTGCCAAGGGTGGAGCTACCGGCGACTTAGAACGCCGTCCTGCTGGTCTGGCAGAATTAGCTATTCATAACATGGGTTAAAGAACATGGCTTTTACACAACTACCCACTGGCGGCGGCGTTCCAAACGTTGATTTTATTACGCAGACATTGGCAAAACTGCAACCTGACTCTGCGTTGCAAAACTATGCGCGGATGCACAAAAATGACCCGTACATTCTGTCTCTCGCCACCGCAGAATCAAATCGACGCAAAGCGTTGCGTACGGCAGCACAGGGACAAGTTGGTCAACAGCCTACTGTTGTAGATCAAAACATTGCTGGTATGGCCCCCGCCCCTGTTATGACTGGCGCTGGAGTGCCTTTGCAAACCGGCTATGGCGGCCCCGTGATGACTGGTATGGCATCTGGTGGTTTACCGGAAGACCAAGGCATAGCTCAAATCCCCACCCCTAACATTCAGCGCATGGCTGATGGCGGTATTGCTGGTTACGAGGATGATGAAGAAGGCATGGCCACAGGCGGTATGGGCGGTATGTTTAACTTTGCCCAGCAAAGCGAGCCCGTGGTTCGTATGTCTGGTGGCGGTGTGCCGGGCTACGCGGCGGGCGTGTTTAATAAAGAGCGCTTTAGAGAGTTTTTAAAAGCCAAGAACATTGATGAAAAAGCTTTTTCTGCATTAGACTTTTCTGAGAAAGAGAAGCTTCTTAAAGATTTTGGTAACACAACTTCCGGCCCACAGAAGGCCGCATCAACGCCTAAAGCGGCAGCACCAGCCGCCACAACTCCGGCAGCATCCACAGCAGCACCAACAAAAGAAGGCGCTTTGTACAAACCAGCAAAAGCTGCGGGAGAAGCTGTCAAGTATGGAAAAGGTGCGCTTAAAGGTATTCCATATATAAGCGGCGGTATAGGCGCATATCAAGGCATTTCCGACTTAAAAAATGCCGATGGTTTTTACAACGACCCAAATGTTCCTACATTAGAAAAAGCAAAACAAGCTGGACTTACTACGTTAAAAGCAGGTTTGCCAATTGCTGGAACGGCGGTTGGATCTTTGTTTACTCCTGCCGGTGCTTTTGTTGGTGGTGCTGCGGGCACAGCCGCTTCAGAGTATCTTGATTTAGAAACAGATGCGTTAAAAGCGTGGAAGAAAGCCAACCCACAAGCTACGCCAGAGCAAGCCCAAAAAGCCGCAGTAGCACTTGCGCCTGCATATGACGGGCCAAAACTTAACGCCGCACAAGCAGAACGTGCTACTACTGGCCAACCCACAATTACGGCAGTTCCTGAGGCTAAACCTGCTGTTGATGCTGGGGGCCTTAAAGACCTACTTCCAGCTGTTCCAAAATTTGACACAGAATACAAACCGGCAACAGCGCCTACTGCTGCGGATGCAAAAGCAAAAGCTGCCGAGCTTTATGATTCAAAAGGACAAAAACTCAGCCTAGAACAAAAACGGCTTCAAGCGCGGGAAGACATTTTTGGCGAAAAAAGAGAACGCCTTGCACAACTTGAGGCATTCAACAAAGAACAAGGCCCAGCTTTTGCAAGTTACGAGAAGATGTTGCAAAAAGAAGAACTGCAAGACACTACAGACAAAGAAAAAGCTGGCCTCATGTCCTTGATGAAGGGCTTCTTGGCTATGGCTGCTGGAGAATCTCCAAACGCGGCTACAAACATTGCCAAAGGCGCTATGGTTGGCATGGGCGACTACGGCGATGCGCTTAAAGAGTTTAAGAAAGCGGCTAAAGAACGTACCAAAGCTATGGCAGATATTGAGAACGCTCGCCGTGCTGAAGCCAAAGGTGACTTTAGAGATATGCGGACATTTGAAGACCGGGCTAACGAGCGTTTGGCTGCGTCCGATGATCGCTTCACAGGGTTAATTTCGCAAATAACTGGTAAAGAATCCGACGTTGCTGCTAGCCTTCTCAACAACATGACTAACAATGCTGAAGAAACCAGCAGAATGATGTTTAAAGAATCTACGGCAAACAAACGGTTCATGGCCGAGCAAATCGCCGCAAATGCACGAGCGAGTATGCAAGTTAACGCGCCGGGTGCAACAGAGCGTTTGGTAGATCGTATGGCAAGGGATCCAAAGTTTGCCGCCTCTTACAGAGACTTTGCCTCAATTGGCCCTGAAGCCAAAGGAATTGCTGGTATTGCTGCCAAGATGGTCGGTAATCCCGCCGCAATGATGATGCTAAAACAACAAGACCCCGTATTGCACGATCAAGTTGCAGCGTATATAAAGCAGATGGCTCTTACGCCACAAGCTGGCGCAGGCTCACGGGATTAGTAGTAGAATTTAAACAGGCGCACACGGATCGGCCCGTGTGTAGCCCTAAGTTTTTGCCGCACAATTAGGACAAAACATGGCTCAGAACCTCCCCCTACCTGACGGAACTTCGGTAACTATTCGGGAGGGCGAGACTCCTGCGCAGGCTTACGCTCGTGCACAGCGCATGTATCCTGAGGCGTTTAGACCAAAAGAACCTGAGAAAAAAGAAGTCACGGTTGGCGGTCAGACCAAGGAGTTCTTTAAAGGTCTAGCCCCCGGTGCTATCAATTTGGTAGAAAGTGCGGCCATTGGTGCGTCCTCACTACTCAAAGATGACACTGAGAAAGCCGCTCGTGCAGGTATTGCAAGTCTAGCCAGTGCTGCCAAGAAACCGTTTGAAGCTGAGGCAGGCTATGAAGATACTGTTGGGCGTAAGTTTGGTGAAGCTGCCGGTTCAATCATCCCGTTCTTAGCTCTTGGCCCGTTAGGTGCGGCAGGCCGTATTGGTA